TCGAGGTTACAGTCAACCCTGAAAAAACTGAAGAGAAAAAAGAAACTAAACAACCAGAGGTACAAGTAGAGCAAGTTGAACAACAAGCTGAAGCACCTGCTGAAGAAACCAAAGAAAGTGAGCTTGAAGACTATAGTCAAAACGTACAGAAACGTATCGATAAGCTTACTAGAAAAATGCGTGAGGCAGAAAGAAGAGAAAAAGCTGCTATAGAATACGCAAAAAAAATAAATGATAAGTTTAAAGCTGCAAACGTGCAGAATGTTAATCTTACTGATACTACCTTGGCAGACAGAGAAAAAGCAATTGCTAGTCAAAAAGAGTTTGCAACAAGAGCCTTACAGGCTGCAATACAAGCTCAAGATGTTGAAAAGCAGGTAGCCGCTCAACAAGAAATAGGTAGATTAACCATAGAGGATGAAAGACTAAAAGTTTCAAAAGCTAAGGCATTACAGAGAAAAACTCAGATGGAGACTCAAAAAGAGGATGATTTTGAGCAAGTGATGCAAGCTGAAATTGGCGGTCAAGCACAAGCACAACCTGAAAGAGAGTATGATCCAAAGGCTGTAGCATGGGCAGATAAGAATAAATGGTTTGGCACGGATAATGCCATGACATACACTGCTTATGATATTCATAACAAATTAGTGCAAGAAGGTATTGATCCAACCGACGATGAGTATTATAGTCAGATAGATAAACGTATACGACAAGAGTTTCCCCATAAGTTTTCGGACGGAGGGGAGGTTAACAAACCGAGGTCACAAAAAGTGGCTTCAGCTGTTAGAACATCGCCATCAGGGCGCCGCACTGTGAAACTCACACCCTCACAGGTAGCTATTGCAAAAAAACTTGGTGTGCCACTTGAAGAGTACGCAAAACACGTGAAAGAATAGGAGGCGTAAATGACTACTAAAGGAATTAAAAATCTATCACGCAAACAAGAGACCCGTGAAAAGGTGACTCGAAAGAGGGGATGGGTTCCTCCATCGAACCTGGACGCACCAGAACCACCTGATGGTTATCATCATAGGTGGGTAAGAGCCGAATATCGTGGTCAACAGGATGAAAAAAATGTCATCGGTAGACTACGAAGTGGATATGAACTTGTTAAGTCAGATGAGTATCCCGATAGAATGGATCTTCCAGCTATCGCAGACGGTAAATACAAAGGCGTAATAGGTACGGGCGGATTAATTTTAATGCGCTGTCCTGTTGAAGTAAAAGAGGATCGGGATGAATATTTCCGTAATCTTACAAACGACAAGACTAGAGCAATAGAAGAAGATCTACACAAAGACGAGCACCCAAGCATGCCAATCTCACAAGATAGGCAGAGCAGAGTAACATTTGGTGGCAAGAAGTCTTAATTAGTAAGATCATTGTCTCCAAAATAATTTAGGAGACTACTATGGCTAACATAGACGCAGCTTTTGGTTTAAGACCAATTGCTAAGGTTGGTTCTGCCCCTGGCGGAACAACTGGTACAACTAAATACTCTATTGCAAGTGGCGCAAGCGCATTATTTACTGGCGATCCAGTGACTCAACACACTGATGGTACAGTGAAAATTGCAACCAACTCAGATGCATTAAGAGGAGTATTTATGGGATGTTTCTACACAGATCCATCTACTAGCAAGCCTAGATTTAACAATACATTTCCAAACGGAACTGTAGCTAGCGATGCTATCGCTTTCGTAGCAGATGACCCTGATCAATTATTTATAATTCAACAGGACTCAGATTCTACAAATCTAGTAGCAGCTAACTTAAATGAAAACTGTAATTTAATAGGTTTCGGTAATGGAAGCACCACTACGGGTGTTTCAGCAGTCGAAATCGACTCGAGTTCAAAGGCTACTACTGCGACTCACCAAGTCAAGTTGATTGATTTTTACGACGTACCGAGTAATGACGCTACTGCGAATAACTCAATTTTTGTTGTGAAAATTAACAACCATGAACTTAACGGTGGCACTGGTACTACTGGAACTTCGTAAGGCGTATAGGAGAGTATTATGGCTATTAATAGAGCCCAACTGGCTAAAGAATTAGAACCAGGCCTTAACGCCTTGTTCGGAATGGAGTATTCTCGTTATGAGAACGAGCATGCTGAAATATTTGACCAAGAAACTAGTGACAGAGCTTTTGAAGAAGAAGTAATGTTAGTTGGCTTCGGCGAAGCTGCTGTAAAGCAAGAAGGTGCTGCTGTTCAGTTTGACACTGCACAAGAATCTTTTACAGCTAGATATTCTCATGAAACTGTTGCATTAGCATTCAGTTTAACTGAGGAAGCAGTCGAAGACAATCTTTACGACACTTTATCTGCTAGATACACTAGATCATTGGCACGTTCTATGGCATACACAAAGCAAACAAAAGCAGCGAACATATTAAACAATGCGTTCTCAACTGCTGGAGGTGATGGTGTTTCATTAGTAAACACAGCGCATCCAACTGCTTTAGGTGGAACTTTTTCAAACAGAAGTTCAACTGATGCTGACTTGAACGAAACCTCATTAGAGCAAGCAATGATTGATATTGCAGGCTTTATCGATGAAAGAGGACTAAAAATTGCAATGCAGGGAAGAAAATTAATTATCCCAGTAAACATTCAATTTGTAGCTGATAGAATATTAAATTCTACACTCAGAGTCGGTACGTCTGATAATGACATCAATGCACTCAGAAACATGGGTATGTTACCAGATGGTTATACAATTAACCATTATCTATCTGATACTGATGCATACTTCATTAAGACTGATGCTACTAATGGATTTAAACACTTTGTAAGAGCACCTTTAACCACTGGTATGGAAGGTGACTTTGACACTGGAAACATGAGATACAAAGCACGTGAAAGATACAGCTTTGGTTTCTCAGATCCACGTTGTGTATACGGATCTCAAGGTTCATAAAATCAACTAAATCTTTCTTAGGAAAAAGGGCGCTTGTAAGAGCGCCTTTTTTTATTTATACTAAAAGCAAGTATCCTAGATTAATTTAGTCATGCACACTGGCTAGGCAGACGTGTATAGAGACTGCGTGACGAGGGCTATACAACCAAGGAGGCAATATGGCTAACCCACATTTTCAGAACATGATCTTATGGGCTGGTAACACAGATGTTACAGAGCAGAAAAAAGATCAACCAATGTTCATGCCGTATCCATCAGATCAAACTTTCTATGGATATTTTAATGACTTTATGACGTATACTGCAACTGACTGGACGATTACATCAACAGACGGTGGCGGAGACTCAGGTGAAGTTATACAAGCTACCAGCTCGGCTGGAGGGGCTTTACTAATTACAACTAATGATGCTGATAATGACTCGGAAGAGTTACAGCTAAAAGGTGAGGCGTTTAAATTAAGCACTAGTAAAAAAGCATATTTTTCTACTAGATTTAAATTAAGTGATGCAACAGAATCAGATATGTTGATTGGTTTAACAATTACAGATACTACTGCTATTGATGGTGTAAGCGATGGAGTATTTTTCGGTAAAGATGATGGCGATACAAATCTTGATTTTGTAGTAGAAAAAGATTCTACTGAAACAGAAGAAACTGGAATTCATACTATGGAAGATGACACTTTTGTTACTGCTACATTTTTTATAGATCCTGATAGATCTGCAGTTTATTATTCAATTAATAATGCAGCACCAGTAAAAGTAGCTAATACTAATTTACCAGACAATGAGGAGTTGACTGTAACACTTGCAATTCAAGCAGGAGCGGCAGCAGCTAAATCATTAACTGTAGATTACGTAAGTGCTATAGTTGAAAGATAGGAGTAAACAATGGCTTACGCACCTGTAACTAGAACTGTGGTTGATACAGATCGTCGATTTGTATTTAGTTTCAATCACATTAGTGACGGCAGTAATGGAGGTGTAACTACTATTGATGCATCTGGTCTTACTGCTAATAAACTTGGTCAGGCTTGCACTTATTTAGACATTGAAAAAGTTCGTTGTAATATTTCAACAACTGCACAAAACGATTCAGCTTTAGTTGCGTTTGATGCAGACACAGATGATACAGCTTTACTTTTAAATGGTGATACAGATTATGATTTTAGCTCTTTTGGAGGTATTACTAATCCAAGATCAACTGGTGTAACTGGTGATATAAAAATTACCATACCTGTCCAAACTGCAAATGACTCTACATTTATTATGCTTGAATGCATAAAGAGGTATGAATCGTTAAGCTAATGGCTAGAAAAAGAGATAAGCAACCACCAAAAACAAAGAAATATTTCCGCCCCACTAAACAAGGGGCGGGAATGACCAAAGCTGGTGTTGCCAAATATCGTCGTGATAATCCTGGTTCTAAATTAAAAACAGCTGTAACAGGAAAAGTTAAGCCTGGGTCAAAAGACGCAAAGCGTCGTAAGTCATTCTGCGCTAGAAGTGCAGGACAAATGAAAAAATTTCCTAAAGCAGCGAAAGATCCTAATTCAAGATTAAGGCAAGCAAGGAGACGTTGGAAGTGCTAAGAAATTTTCTTCTGATGACTTTGCTTGTATTTATAATAATATTTGCAATTTTAAAATCTGCATTTGGTGAAACTAATACAGTGTCATCAACTGTTGTAACTAATAATACACCACCCACTGCTAATTCACCAAGTGTGGTTGTAAACAATTCTGACGTTTGTAAGACCGCCGTGGCGGGGGCAGTTCAAACCCAGATCCTTGGAATTTCGTCGGGAATTACGGTGACTGATGAAAACTGTGAAAGAATAAAATTAGCAAGATCATTGTATGCTTCAGGCATGAAAGTGGCATCTGTGTCAATATTATGTCAAGATCCACGTGTGTGGGATAGCATGACTATGGCAGGTACCCCATGCCCGTACATGGGTTCTATTGGTCAAGATGCAGAGACTGGTTGGAAAGAGAATATGGATATGATTCCTGAAGGCAGTGTGATCTATGCAAAATGGAATGATGAAATAAATCAAATAAAAGTAAAAGAAGGAGTTGAAAGCGATGGAGCAAAACTGGCGAAATTTATTATTGCTGCTATGGTTATGCACTCTGGTATCGTTACCTTCTTCCCTTAAAGCTGAGTGTCCAGTAACTGCTTCAGGAGTTTGTACACCTGGTGTAGAAGAAACAATCGTAATAACAGAAACAGAATCAATAGAGTATGAAGCTGACGGTCATACGGTAACTACCACTACAACTACAGATACCACCACAGTAACAGTAACAAATGAAGACTCAGGAAACATTCTTGATGGTAGCGAAGGCTATGTAATTCCTAAATACGAAGGCGATATGGATTCGGACTGGGGAGGCCAAGGCCCTGCTACTATGCCATCAGGTAATAATTGTTACGCACTAGGCTCAGATAAGTGCGCACAGATTACTGGATCGGGTAATTCAACGTCTACAATGGGTGTATCAGGTATGGGCACAACATTCATACAGACTGTTGATATATCTGAACTAGACATCGAAAATGGGGGTAGAACTAATTATTCTATAAAAGTCGATAAGAGAGACGCACAAGATCGTATTTACATGCACATCACAGGAAAAAACGGGAATACAAGCATATTTGCTGGCACAGACATTTTATCAGAATCAGGTGTAACAAGTGGTTATCAAGAGTACACAGGTGGTTTTGACTTTGCAGGAACTATAACTACTATAATTGTTGAGGTAGGAGGACGTGATATCAACCTTGCAATCGGTCCGTTATTTGATGATGTTACCATAAATGTTTTATACAATGTTGTTTCTACAATAGTTACACAGTCAATTACATCTGTTGAGATGTGGGTAGCTTACGGAGGTAGCACGGAGACAGAAGTTATAGATATTGTAGAAAACATATTTGATCACAATGATATTGTTGTACCAGAATCACCAGGTGAAGACATGTTTTTTGAGCCAGAGTTTGACGAGCCAGATATAGAAGTATCTTACGAAACTGTAGAAATGGAAATGGAGATGCCTAGTTTTGAGATAGAGTTACCTGAAATGGAGATTGAGATGCCCGAAATGGAAGTGGCTGTTGTAGAAATTGAGATGGAAATGGAGATAGAATTAGAGCTAGAAATGCCAGCACCAGAGCCAGAAATGACAGAAGAGATTGAAGTTGCTCCAGAACCAGATACAATGGAGCCAGAACCAGAAATGGAGGAGCCAGTAAATGAGCCAGAACCAGAATCTCAACCCGAAGCTGAAGCTGAGTCAGAATCCGTGGAAGAGCCTGTTGAGGAGTCTACTGAAGAAAATACTGAAGATGTGGCAGACGAGCCAGAGGAGAAAGAAAGCGTTCAAGAGGCTGAGGCAGATGAAAGTGAACCAGAAGATATGGAGGAAGAGGGGGATAAGGGTAAAACCGAAGAGAAGCCTGTAAAGAAACCAGAATCTAAAAAAGAAAAAGCTGCAAAGAAAATTGTAAAGAAGATGGGTGATAAGGGTAGATATGACTCAACAAATCAGTTAAAAACATTAATCGTCATGCAAGTGTTAGGTGATACTAAAAGTTTTTTTGAATCACAAAAACAACTTGAAGATAGAATGGATTTTTTTACAGACTATATGATACCAGATGCAGAACTACAGAATAATAATACAGCTCAGTGGTTTCTATTTGGTGGTAGTAATGTTATGATGGATAAAATGATTATGCAACAATGGCAGACGGGTTTGGAATAGCAATGGCAGAGGTTGAATTTGCGGGTGTTAAGTTCAAAGGCGGGCGTATATTTGTTATACTTACTGCTTTAACCACACTTGGTGGTGGATTGTGGGGTGGTTTTGAATTTTACAAAGATTATCTAACGATGAAAGAACAGATACAAGAATATGTCGCACCAGATTTATCAGGTTTTGACAAAAGAATAGACTTAACAAAAGAAGAATTAAATAGCAAAACAGATCTTATACAAACTGAGGTAAACATGATTATGCAAGAAATGGAAATGATTATGTCAGAGATAAGACTAGTTAGTGATGTTGCAAATGAATTAAAGAATGATCTACGTCAAGATGTAAGACGTATTGAGAAAGTTGTTAATGATGTTGAGCAATTAGTTAAAGAAGATTCGAGAGAAACCAACCAGGAGTTAAGACAAACCACGAAGGACATTCAGGAAGACATGGAATTATTAACGGGTAAGTTGGAGCAAGCCATGACTGAGCTAGAAGAAAAAATAGAGAAAAGAATAAAACTTGCATTGGAAAATCCTTTGTCGCAAATGTAATGGCAAAAACACCATCAAACGAATATTTTACACCAGTTAAAAAACGCACAAGCATAGGCAACTCAACTAGGTCTAGACCTAAAAATAAAAGAAAGAGATTATCATGGAAGAAGTACAACCGACAAGGCAAGATATAGTAAAAGACCTTAGAAA